AAAAGTGCGCTTTATTCCTACTACAATATATATCACTAAAAAGGACATAACGGCTTCATTCAAGATAAAAAACGCAAACATACTCGATAGGTGTAACGACATCATAAAAGAGTATAGGAATAGATTAAGTGAATTAAGCCTTGAATTTAACGATATAGACATTGACACCATCGTTTCCTATATTCGGCAGAAGAAAGAAAACAAAGGGGTATCATTTACAGATTTTGCAGCGAAATGGATTGAGGGATCAACCATTAAGGGCATAAAGAACTATAAAACGGCTCTAAACGCTTTGTGTTCCTTTGTGGGGCGTGATAATATCCTATGTGAGGAAATCAACGTTAAGACAATGAAAGCCTTTGAGGACGCATTAAAAGACCGCCCAAGGGCTCAATCTTTATATCCTAATTGTATCAAAGCTATATTCAACGCTGCAAAGGAGTATTATAACGATGAAGATAACGATATTATACGGATTAAACACTCCTTAGACAAATATAAACCAGTAGATCAGAATATAGCTGAAAAACGAGCCTTAGACGTGAAAACAATACGGAGGATATTTGCCCTACCCTATGATAATATCAGAGTTAAAGGAAAGTCCAGCCGTCACGATTTGGCATTAGATTGTTTCCGCCTTTCATTCTGTCTTATGGGGATGAACTCTGCTGACCTATACTATGCTAATAGATTGGAAGATAACACCATTATCTATGACCGCATGAAAACAAAGGATAGGCGAAGAGATAAGGCTGAAATACAAGTAAAAATAACAGATTATATCAAGCCGTTAGTTGAGAAATACAAGGGTAAAGAACGTGTATTTAACTTCTATGAGAGGTTTACCACCATGGAGAGTTTCAATCGTGCGATAAACATCGGATTAAAGGAAGTGGGAAAGGAATTGGGCATTGATAAGCTACAATTCTATGCTGCAAGGCACTCTATGGCTACGATTGCCGTAAATGACGTGAGATTAAGTAAGTACGTGGTAAATGATATGCTAAACCACACTGACCAATCATTGAGGATAACGGAACTATACATAAAAAAGGACTTTAACACTATAAATGAAGCAAATGTAAAACTTTTAGATTACGTCCTAAAAGCGTAACAACACACCGAGCAACACACTGGCCAACACACTTAATACCTTTGTAATTATCTTTAATATAGATTTTTACAAAGGTAAAAATTAAAAAGCAACACACCGAGCAACACACTGACCAACACACTGAAACAAGTAAATTTTATCGTATTTATTTACTCGATAATTAAAAATTTATCTAAACAAATTTGATTATTTAAGATTATTTGCTATATTTTTGTTGAAAAACCTATAAATGGAGCAGATAATCGAAACAATCAAGAGAATAGAAAAGGCACGCACGATACTTCGTCAAGCCATAGTAGATAATGAGATTGCCACCTCACCTAAACTGAAGGACTTAAATCTCATTCCGAAGATTTACAAGGTATTTGAGGAATTAAAGGGTAAAGAAATAAAGGTAAACGACCGCAAAGAGTTTATCTTTGTTGTCATCTACCTTTACTCTCCTAACAAATTTTTTGGTGGCAAGATGCCGCAAGGTCTTAGACGTGCCATCACCAAAGCTACCAAAGTAACCTGTGCAAGCGTTATATCAGCAACATGCACGGAATTAATGGTGCTTTATACTACTTATTCAGATTTTCGTCAAGGCGTGGACGAGCTTATGAATAAGGCTTTACTTTCTATGAACTTCTAAGACTTTACCAATATGGTAGGCTATCACCCAGAATGCGTATTTATTTACTCTAATCCTTTCTGGAATAAATCGATACCCATCAATCTCAACGAGAGCCGTATCACGTTCTTTCGCGTATCCTACAGCAAGATATAATTTCTTATACGGATATGGTTTGAATGGGAAGTGACCATTATTATAGTCATCTATCCAATACTTCGATACATTCGGGTCTGTATGCTCTAAATCTCTTACATACCCCTCTGTATCGTTAGTATCTTTAACGGGATTACCATTATCGTCCATTACTCGCAGTAGGTATTTATTAGCCGTAATACCCATTTTAATTTCTCTGAACTCTTCTTTTTTCGTACCATCTATTATTTGGTCGAAATATACCTGTTTAATAGGCAAATATAAAGTGTCGCTTGGGAGTTTCATAATTATTATGCTTGCTACATCAAATACGTTTATAAGTTTTCTTTTTACCCATACCTTATCTCCCTTTCTCAAACTTGATTGGCTTCCCGCAATGGGGGCAAATGATGGTGTTACCTTGTTCGTTAGTTAGCTCTGGCTTTGTGAAGAAATCATTAACAGGACAACCTATCGCATCAGCTATCTTAATCAATGTTTTCATAGAGACGCTTTCAGGGGTGTTTATTTGCCTATAAAATGACGGTAAAGACTTATACCCTATCTTTTCTGCGACCTGCTGTAATTGCAAGCCTTTTGCCTTTATTACATCTTTAATATATATATCCATATTCAAATATATTAGTTTCAATTGCAAAGATAGTGAAGATTTTGTTATATATCATATATAAGATATATTTATTAACAACATTTAAATATACTATCTAAAATAAGCTATATTCTTAATGTATCTAAAATGTGATATATTTTCTTCTTAAACTCTTGTATATATCAAAATTTGGATATATCTTTGCATTGTGATTAAGAAACAAATATAAAACTATAAAGATTATGAAATTCTCAGAGTTAGCAAAACAAGTGCAAGAGAGGTTGGTTAAAGAGAAAAACAACCTTCACAGTAAGAATATCAATACTTCTTATGAGGTATTGGTATATAACGAAGCAGGTTCAAGGTTTTTCAATGCCAAAAGGGTTCAGGGTTCTTGGCAAGACAACAGAGGTAGCTATATGCCGTTTGGCGGCGGTTCAAAGTGGATTCTCAGGTACGGCGAGGTTGGATTTCAGACATATAGAAATCCATTTGGCGAGATGGATGCCGAGTTGTGTATGGGTAGACTGTTTGGCAAGTCATCAAATGGTACTTCGATACCCAAGAGTGTGGGCACCAAGAGAGAAGTATTGGCAATAATCGACCAAATAGGTATATTTTGAAACAAGGCTGCATGAATATAAACAACAATCCGCCCATTGTAGGTTATACAGGGCGGGTTATTCTTAAATATAATAATGTTAAACCGTATCTTTGTGATACATTAAAAATGAGAAAAGTCGTATGAAAGTATTAAATCAAGTCGAAGAATGGCGACCTATCGCTGGCTACGAAGGCTTATATGAAATAAGCAATCATGGTCGAGTGAAAACGCACCATACAAAAGGACAAAAATTGAAGAACGCAGAAGAGCGTGTTCTTACTCCTCACATAATGGGTGGGTATTATAAAGTTGTCTTACATAAGGATAAAAAACGAAAGATGGTTAATATCCATCGTTTGGTTGCTATGGCTTTTCTTGAAAATCCGAAGAATTATTCAGAGGTTAACCATAAAGATGAGAACAAGTTAAATAACAAAGTAAGCAATTTAGAATGGTGTTCACATCGCTATAATATTCTTTATAGTCGTAACATTGATAAGGCATACAACAAAGAAAAGAAGCCTGTTCTTGTTTATGATAAAAATGGCAACTTCATAGGTGAATATGAAAGTGGTAGAGAAGCTGCACGAAAGCTAAACTGCAATCAAGGGCATATAAGCCATTGTATTACTGGTGTTACGAAATCTCATAATGGTTATATTTTTAAATTGAAATAATATGAAAGTGCTTAATTTGATAATTCGCCAAAAGTATTTCGATGCTATCCTCGCAGGTCGTAAAGTGCAAGAATTTCGTGAGGTTCGTCCTACTACTATCAAGAAGCTATTGCAGCTTGATGAAGAAGGGTTTGAAATCGAAGATGCAGACGGTAATGCGCAGCCTATCAAGTATGATGCTATTCAATTCTATGTTGGCTACAACAAAGACCGAGACAGCGCACTTATTGAGGTTTTGGGCGCACATTGCGAGATATTCGTAGATGATAATAACGAGCCTATCACCTATGAGCACGGCAGGGACAAAGATGGCAATCCACTTGTATGGGTAGCCGAGCAAGTAGTGTTTGATTTGGGTAAGATACTTTCGCACAACATAAGAGACAAGTCGAAGAAAGTGTAATCTCAATAGGTATTAGATTATGGCAAGAAGAAATGCACAAACACTGAAAGGTCGTATCGCAGGTGCAACAGGTTCTTATCTGGGCAATAGTGGACGTCATCAGTTGGTAGCTGGTAATAAATTGGGCAGTCATAAGACTGTATATAGGCAGCTCCGTAAGGGCTTTGGAATGAGCGCAGGATAATGAACAAATTACAAGAAGCACATAACGTTATATGCAGGGTGGCTGAGAAGCAGTCATCTTGCATTGTTATGTGTTCACTTGGTAAAGATTCGTTAGTTACTTTGGATTTGGTCTATCCACGCTTTGAAAGGGTTGTATGTGTGTTTATGTACTTCGTTAAGGACTTAGATCACATCAACGGCTGGATAAGATGGGTAAAGAAGAAATATCCAAAGGTAGAGTTCATGCAAGTTCCTCATTGGAATTTAACGTATATTCTCCGTGGCGGTCTGTATTGTGTTCCAAATCCAAAAGTAAAGCTGCTGAAACTCGCTGATGTGATTAAGGCGGTAAGATTAAAGACGGGTGTTTACTATACGTTCTTAGGAATGAAGAAAGCGGACGGAATGAACCGAAATCTTATGCTCAAAGGCTATGAAGCTAACGGGTATGAGAATAACGGATTGGTTTATCCGCTCGCATCGTGGACACAGAAAGACGTTAAAGCCTATATGCGTATGAAGCGTTTGCCGCAACCAGTTCTATACGGCAACAAGGCAAGTAACGGAATTGGCTTTAACATAGACTGCTTTACATGGCTTAACGAACACTATCCGCAGGACTTGCAGAAGATATATGCAGTGTTTCCAATGAGCGAGAGAATTTTATTTGAACAGAATTATAAATAGGATAACAAGTAAAAATTATGGCAAGAAAAACTCTTAGACAGATTTACGCACAAGCAGAAAGATTGAGTGAGGCGAATTGGCGAAGAAAGAATACGTGGGAAACAAGCGCTTTGAGCCGTAGAGCCAAGCAGTCAAGAGACAGGCTTATTGCAAGAGCGGAAAGTCGTGCAGTTCAGCAGCACGGATATGGTGCAGTAGCAGGATAACAATTAACAGAGACAAGTCAGATGGATAACAAATACTTCGCATCAGAAATCATAGAAATTAAACGTTCGCAGATACACCCTGCCGTTTATAACCCACGTAAGATAAGCAAAGAGGGGAAAGCTGCCCTAAAACGTTCAATAAAGAATTTTGGAGTTTTGGGTGGTATCGTCATCAACAGAAGGACAAACAACACTATCATTAGTGGTCATCAAAAAGTAGATATTCTTGATATACTAAATGATTATCCTGAAAAAGACTATGCTTTGAGGGTCGAAGTTGTGGATTATGACGAAAAAAAGGAGAAAGAAGCGAATTGTGCCCTCAACTCACCTAACGTAGGAGGTGAGTACGATTACGACAAACTCCGTGAGCTTATTCCCGACATCGACTATAAAGATGCAGGACTGACCGAGCAAGACCTCGATATTATCGGTGTGGATTTCAACTTTCAGACAGAAGAGGAAAACATTATCGCCGATGAACTCGATACACTCATGGAACCCGTCAGAGAGGAAAGGCAAGCAGCAGTGGCACAACGACAAGCCGAGAGAGCGGAAAAGATTGCCCACATGAAGCAAGTAAAGCAGGAAGTGAAAGAAGCCGCTACAAAGGCAGCCGCAAATATGGACGCTTATCTTATGCTATCATTCGATAATTGGGAGGCAAAAGTAGAGTTTTGTGAGAAGTTCGGATTTAACCCCGAAGAGAAATTCCTCAAAGGTGAAGTATTCTCTGAAAAGATAGAAACATTTTTAACTGAATAGTTATGGCAAGAAAAAGATTTAAAAATTCAGCAGAAGTTAAGGCGCAGATAGGAAGAATACAATCTTATACCCATAACACGGGTGTTAGTGCAGGGAAATTCTTTCGTGCCGCAGGGCGTGTAAGTAGTGCCGTAAGAAGTGGTAATAGGCTTAATCCGTTTGCTCCTAAAGAAAGGCAGCAGACAAACGGTTATCTTCTTAAACAGCGTGCATCACGAGGTGCAGTATCAGGATAATATGCTATTATGGCGAGAAAGGTTCTAACAGAAGAAAAGTATCTATCCACCAAAGGATATGGGGCGCAAGGCGTAGGAGATGTAGCTTTGCACAAGGGGAGACAACGAACTCAACGACAGCAAAACAAACTGACGGATAAATATCTTAATGACATGCGCTCCTATTCTTCCAAGAGAGAACAACTCCGCCAAGAATATAGAACACTTGTAAGCAAAGGAAAAATTACCCCTCCAACAAACATCGAGCGTCTTTTCAGAACAGCAAGAGGCAATTCAGACAATGAGTCCGTAAGAGCGGCAAGGCGAGTCTTGGAGAAACGTGGATATGATTGGAGGGGTAAGGGATTGACAAATGGATAACATTAAAAGATATGGCAAAACCAAAACACGACTACGATAGTGAAGATTTCTACAAGCGCATAGAAGCCCTTGCAATGAACGGATACACGGATACGGAGATTGCGAACGAATTGGACTTGTCCGCAGATGTGTTTGGATCTATGAAGAATGGGAACTATCAATGTTGGAACGAGGAAGAAAATAAGCGCAGGGGGGATGAAATTCATAGGGTCTTAGCGCATGGACGGACAAGAATTATAGCTTTGCTTCGTGGTGCATACATCAAGGGTGCGTTCGGTGGAAAGAAGACGAAATCCAAAATCGTCAAGTACGTTCAAGACAAGTGCGAGTGTATGGGGGCGGACAAGAAATGCCCTCATTGCGGTGGCACTGGATGGGTGACGCTGACGGATAAAGCAGTGGTGCAAGAGTCCGAAATAGAGTTACCTCCTAATATGCAAGCTATCGCTACCCTACTCTATCACCATGACCCAACATGGCGCAAGATGGAGAAGAAGCAAGACGATGAAGATGCGCTCTACTCCGAGAATGGTATCGACATTGATAAGTGGATGACTGACAACACGAATGAATAGAATAAACCCTCAACAGATATATGCTCCGTTGTACCATAACAAGGATAAGTTCATCATCCTTGTTACGGGTGGTAGAGGAAGTGGAAAGTCTTTCAATGTTTCCACTTTCATTGAGCGTCTGTTGTTTGAGGTCAAGCATCCATCTCCAACAAAGAGAATAGTCCATCAGATACTATATACCCGTTATACAATGGTATCGGCTTCAATGTCTGTTATCCCTGAGTTTATGGAGAAGGTGGAACTTGATGGGAACTCGAAATGGTACACACACACAAAGACAGATGTCAAGAATCTTCGTAGTGGTGGTGCTGTGATGTTTAGAGGTATCAAGACATCAAGCGGAAACCAAACTGCAAAGCTGAAATCTATTCACGGCGTTACAGACTTTGTAGTTGACGAGGCAGAGGAGTGGGTATCGGAGAAAGAGTTTGAGACGATAATGCTCTCTATCCGTCAGAAAGGCATACAAAACAGAATTATCATCATTATGAACCCTACGGACAATAACCATTGGGTTTATAAGCGGTTTATAGAGAATACGCATAAGGAAGTGATGTATGATGGTGTTCCCATTCAGATTAGCACACATCCGAATGTACTACATATTCATACAACCTACTTGGATAACTTAGAGAACCTCTCTCACGAGTTCATAAAAGAAGTTGAGGATATGAAGAAGAACAATCCCGAGAAATACGCTCATACCGTTATGGGTAGATGGGCAGACGTTGCAGAAGGGGCAGT